AGTGAAGATTTCTTATTGAATAACGATAAAGAATTTGTTTTCTGTAGAACTTGGAGTTCAACTAAACAATATTCAACTGTAAATGATTTACAAAAAAATAGTGGTTTAAAAGATAATCCTAGAAGGATTAGAGATGGTATTGAAGATTCAGTGTTAGGTGACAATGGGTTTGTTAAAATATCTCCATATAGCAATGTACCTTCTGACGACACTGAAGACGTCAAAAAATATATGTTCTCGATAGAAAATTTAGCTTGGGCTGATAATTTATCAAAAATAGCCAACTTTGAAACTGGTTCAGGTGACCCTATAACTGGGACCAAAGGTAGAATAATGTGGTTTCCACCTTATGATATTAATTTTAATGAATCTAGCTCAGTAAATTGGGATTCAACTAATTTCATAGGTAGAGGAGAACCAATATACACTTATAACAACACTGAAAGAATTGGTCAATTAAGTTTTAAAGTAATTATTGACCACCCAGATTACTTAAATGATAATAATTTAAGCTCGGATGAAATAATCAGTAGTATAATGGCTGGGTGTTCGGACTACGAAAATTTTTTATCAGCTGAAGAATATGGTGAAATACAAAAAGTTAGCAATGCTGAAGCTCCAGTAAGTGAAACAGTAGAGGCAAGTGCTGTTCAAGAACCAGACGATATTAATTTTTATTTCGCTAATGATGTTGCCTCACTTAAGAAATACCCTAATTACGAGGTTGGTGGTGAAGTACAACCTAACCCTACAATTCCAGATAGCGGTTATAATTCTGAAACAACTGATAGTTATGAGAATAATACTAATTTTGGTTTAAATTATTTTTGGAATAATGAAAGTAACATCCAAAGCATAAAAGACTTTTTAAATAACAATGAAGGATTCAGAATCGATTTAATTGGTTACTCTAGTTTAGCTGGTAATAGTGAGGATAATCAAAATTTAAGTAGCGATAGGATAGATAGTATTAAGACTTGGATAAGAGAAAACTTAGGAAAAAACGTAAAGGTATTAGAAGGAAAACCTAGAGGTAGTAGCGATTCTAATGCTACTGGTGAAGTTGACTCTGAAAGTGTTAAAAGAGATAGAAAAGTAACGTTAGAATTTCAATACGATGGAAGTTTAGATTCTAAAAATACTGAAAACGCTGAAACAGAGAAAGAAGTAAGGTATAATAAAGAATTTGTAAGTAAAATTAAAAGAAGATTTCATAAAGAATCTGAATATTTTGAAAAACTAGAGAAGAGTGAAGCTAATAGCGATAAAATAATATATGATTCAATTCGTGAGAAAATAAAATTATTTCAACCAGCTTTCCATTCCACAACACCAGAAGGCTTTAACTCTAGATTAACATTTTTACAACAATGTACAAGGCAAGGCCCTACTAATGATGATAATAGAGCCAATAATTTAGCATTTGGTGCACCACCAATTTGTATATTAAGAATAGGTGATTTTTATAATACCAAAATTGTAATAGATAATGTTAGTTTTGACTTTGAACCACTTGTATGGGATTTAAACCCTGAAGGTGTAGGTGTTCAACCTATGATAGCCAAAGTTTCGCTAAGCTTTAAATTTATCGGTGGTAGTTCTTTAAAAGGCCCTATTAATAAATTACAAAATGCAGTATCATTTAATTATTTTGGTAATACTGAGGTATACGACCCAAGAGCTGATAGATATGTTAGAGGTGAAGATGGGTTAACATTAAGTAGTGGTATAGAAGATTTAAAAACAGTCTTGAGTGAAGATAATAACCCAATAACTAAAGAAGGTAATAATAGTTTAGTTAATGACCAAGAAGCCGTAGCAGAAAAGCAGGCATCTAAACAGACAGTTGAACCCTCAGCTACAAACCCTAGAAATCAGATTAAAAATCTAAATCTAGTAGGGTATAATTATAATTCTTCTACTACTGAATTATACCTAGAGTTTCAGTATAAAAATAACCCTAGTAATATAATTGAATTGAATAAAAATTTAACGGGTAATATAACATTAGTGAACTCAAATAACATATTAGATGTTGTCAATGTGGGAAGTGTTACAGCCAAACCTGACAGTCAAGGTAGTTTCATTATTGAAAACTCAGATGGTTCTTCTCAAAGTACTATAAATTCATCTACCACTACCTTTAGTGTCGGTATTAATTTAATTAATTTAAAAGATTTCATTACTTTATTTGAGACCTTAACATCAGACGGTAATAAAGGTGTTTTCAAATTAAGATGGCCCGAAATAAACTTACCAAATACAGTAAATTTATAAATTATGGCACAACAATATTTAGATAGATACGACAGATTTAGAAGTGATGATAACTTTAAGTCAGTACCTGGTATTCCTATACCAGAAAAAAACACTGATAAATACTTGACTTATAAGGTAGGTAGCACTAGGTTTGATATACTGAGTCAAAAATATTATAACTCACCATATTACGGGTGGTTAATAATGTTAGCTAATCCAGAATTCGGTGGTATGGAATTTAATATTCCTAATAACAAAACTATAAGAGTACCGTTTCCTTTAAAAACCTCAGTAAACGATTATTTAAGTGAAGTAGATAAATATTTTAGATTATATGGTTAATGATATTTCAGGTTCTAATGCCAAAAGTGTTGAATTCCAAAATTTATTGATTGTAGACCCAAATCCTTGTGGTTCTGAATCAGTGAACGTTGAAGATTTATCTATTTCAGTAGAGTTAGAAGTCTTTAGAAGAAGTAACGAAATTTTAATATTTAATGAATCTGAAGACACAACAACTCAAGTATCAAGTGATAATAGTGAAACAACTAGAATTAGTTTTATTGACGGTTCAGAGGAAAACGATAAAACACTAACTACTAGATATACCGAATTAAATTCAACTTTTAACAAAGAAAATCCAGACTTAGGTACCTTAGGTATTGAATCAATTGATATTAATTTTAATACCTCATATACACCAATAGTTAAAATAAAATTTAAAGATATAAGGGGTAAATTATTTGAAATGGGTGAGAACTCACCATATAGTTTCTTATTTAGAATGCCTTACCCTATTTTTTATTTAACAGTAAAAGGTTATTATGGTAAACCAGTTAAATATGCATTACACCTAACTAAATTTAATGGTGAGTTAGATGCAGAAACTGGTAGTTTCATAATTAATTGTGACTTTATCGGTTATACTTACGCATTTTTAAGTGACCTTCTTATGGGTTATTTAAGGGCCGTTCCGTACATGCCTGAAGCTAGACCATTACCAGAAGGTTTTACGACTTTTGAGCAACTACAAAAGAGTATTAAGGAGTTAGAAAAGTTTATACTCAACTTCAAGAAAAATGATGATAGATTAAGAGCGCTAACTGTTTATGATGATTTGAATAGTAAATTAGAAGGCATATTGGGTGAGCTTAAAAATTCACTAAATTATTCTGAAGATTTAATAAAATTACAAAACAACTCAAACAATTCAAACCTTATTGCATATAAACCGTTCACAGGTGACTTTGGTGATGAACTCACTAACACTTACAATAATGTTTTAGAGTTAGTTGAGAAATATAATTCATTTACCAAGAGTAGTGGTGCTGAATCATATTCATTGAATAAAGATAAGTTCGAACTGAATGGTGGAGGTGTTTACTATAAAAGATTTAGGGTAACTCACTTTCTAAATAGAAACTTTGGTAGTGGTAACGCCAATACATTTTTAACTTATTCAGAATTTTTAAATAATCCTACTGAAATATTGGATTTATATGGTAACTTTAAAAGGGTTGAAGAAACTGAGGATGAGAACATAGGTGGTAGTGTAACAGAAGCTTTATATAATAATTTCATTAATCAATTAAGGAATAGACCATTTCTTAATGAAAATAATATACCAACATCAAATAGATATGATATAATTGACCTTAGATTCGCCATTCAAGAAATTAACAATATAAAAAATAGAATAAACGGTCAATTAGAAGAAAAAACAAATGAAGTTACTAATGAATTTGTTGGTGGTTTAACTCAATTCTTTGATAATCAAAGTATCGACTTTAACGGGTCCATAGGCTCATTTTTTAGAATCTTATGTGAACATGTAGATTTATTTATTAAAGTAATTAGGAACTTAGGTACTGAAATAACAAAAGAAGTTAATAACGGCACTAGGACAATAGAAGGGACTAATAAAGAAAACTTTTCAGAATTCGATAATTTTGATAACTCACCTACTATAAAAATTAAACCATTCCCTGAATATGTAGAAAAAGAAGGGGATGACTTAGTAGAAAAGTGGTTAGGTTCTAGCCCTAAATTTGCTGATTTTAGAGAAGTTAGGTTTATTGATAATCTATTTAACGCCATACTAAAGGCCGATAAAATAGATGAACAAGTATTAGACGGCAGTGAAACACTAAATAAAAACTGGGTACCTGTAAATCCATTAGAAACCAAAGCTTTTAATCGAAGTAACGTAAATCCTTGGAAGGGTATTAGTGAACTTAAGAAAGATGAAGTAACTAAATTATTATATCAAAGAATGATGATTTTCTTAGGATATAGTAATAAAACACTAACGAATGAACAAATAAATACAATGGCCAAAATAGAGGCCAACCAAGCGTATAATGCACTAGAAAATCCAAGTGTTAAACTATCATTTATAAAACATGAAGCAAACACTGAAACTATTGGTAATAAACTAAGTAACTTTAGAGACGTTCTGGAGGATAAATATGGAATAAGATTATTTAGTGATGAAGCCGACTTTTTTGGTCTGTTTGGTGATGATGATAGATTCGTTTATAGACATGATTTAAAATATCAATATCTTAATATAGAAGATATTGATATTGAAGACGCCGAACCTACATATCTTCCAATAAATCAACCAGAATCAGAGCTTAAAAGTGGTGTTAATTCGCTAAATGTTACTGATAATAGGGAGTTAGCCGAATATACTTTTATCAGTTCGGCGGTTTCAGGTGAAGCTGAATATGAAACATTCATTAAGATTATTAACAACAATGAATATAGCAATTCATTCGTCTACGATTCGTATGTACCAGCTGGTGGTGAATCTATCGTAAAATCATTTAATTTAAGTAGGGACAGTAGGGAAAGTCTTAAATATAACACGAATGATGTTAACATTAAAGAGTATAATAATTTTCTAGGTGGTATTTATAAAACCCATGAATTCTTAAGTTATGAGAATAAAAAGGTAGGCTCATTACCACTTTACTATGAGTTTTATGAAAGCGGTATTGATGTTTTAAAATCATTTAGAAATACTAATGAAGTTAGTCAATACGATACTTTCATTGAAAATAATGATGGTTTTAGGTATAATACTCAAGTTAAAAATATAAATAGAAGTGAAATAAATAGTTTAAATTCAGTTTATCCAATAACAACGTTTAAAGAAAAACTATTATCAAATGTAAAAGAGAATTTTATATTGAATAGAAGTTTTAAATTTGAACCTACTTTTAAAAGTAACGGTAAGAGTTATAATTTATTTGGTAGTAAACTTTATTATGAACAAAGCAATATCGGTAAGGCTTACTTATTTTTACATACACTACCCTTCATTGGTTTAGGTGGTAAAGAAGATGCATATATAAAAGGATTATTGGTTAAAAAAGACCTTACATTCTTCAATAACAGTAGTGGTTTCGTTTCAGTACCATACGCTTGGATTTTATTTTTAGGTGCTATTTTGTATAGGAATGAAGTTAAAGAAGATATTATAAGTTTAGATGGTAATGTACCTAATTTTGATGGTAATCCACAAGTTGAAAAAAATAGGTACTTAATATCTGGTTTATATTCCAGAAATTTAGAATTTAAAGACAATGGTACTGGTTTCGAAAGTGTTAATGATGTAATTTTAAATTTACCAAGTAGTGTTAAAGACCAATTCATTAATCAATTCACTCAGTGGGTTGACAATCCAAACGGGTGGATTCAGATAAAAGACTCAATGGAAATATTTAAAGATACGGCCAGTGAATCTGAAATAAATTCAGTTTGGAGTAACTTTAACAACTTTATCCCTTCCTATAGAAACTCTAGTATTATAAAAAGTAATGTGGCTGAAAACTATTATGTGATATCGCCTGATGACGAGGAAAATAATTTCATTTTAGATATAAGAGATGATAGTGATGCCTCTAACAGAGTTATAGACTTTATGTTAGATAATAGAATAATAGTAAACAGTACTCATAGAATATGGCAAGGTTCTGAAAATACACATGAAAATATTTCGGCACCTAGTGAATACATTGAAACGTACTTAAATTCATTCCTTAAAGAATTTAGTAGATTAAATAAACCTACATTGAACAATGAGACTGATAATTCGAAGGAAAGGATTTTTAAAACAAATAACGACGATGACATTAAACTAAGTATATATAAGAATATAAAATCTATTTACGATAAATGGATTGTAGGTATACCACAAGATAAGGAATCTACGGTCGTTAGCGATTTATATAAAAGATTTAACTTCATTGATAGGTCGTATACTGATATATCTGATAAGTTTAAAATTGCACCAACAACATTTGTAGATTTTTGGAAAAATAACACTAACATTAGTTTTTACAATTTTATAGCTAGAATACTTAAAGACAATAATTTTGACTTTATACCGTTACCGACGTATATAGATTACTCATCACCTAAAGATGTGAGAGATATATTTACACCATTTAGGTTTAATGAAGAAGTGGGTGCGAAAGGACCTCAATTTATTTGCATGTATTTTGGTGAACAATCTAGTCAACTAAACATAGACGAAAAAAGTAAATTTAAGAAAAATGATAGTTTTGCTATAGACGTTAAGTGTAATGGAGATGACATTAATGTAAATGACGGTAGTTCATTACCTTCAGACTTTTCTAGTGGTACTACGAAAATACCATACGTATTAGTTAATTATTCAGACCAGAATCAGTCAGTGTTTAAAAACTACAAATTAAATCAAAACGAATTTGTCGAAACTCAGGAAAGTTTAGAGATAATAGACGGACTATCTAATCAAAATAGGAATAATTCAATAGGTCAAAATTTATTTGATGTTTATAACAATAGGTCATATTCAGCCGAAATAGAAATGTTAGGCTGTGCCCAAGTTCAACCTTTCATGTACTTTCAACTAAATAATATACCAATGTTTGATGGGGCGTATACTATTATTAATACAAGTCATAGTATTAAACCTAATCATATGACAACCACTTTTAAAGGTGTGAGAATACGCTCGGTTAAAACTAAAATGATTGATGATGAAACCCTATATTCACACTTAATAACAAATTTAGACGAAGTTAATAGAGAAAATCGTGACTTATCTAAACTAGAAAGAAGTGATTTAAATACTGATTTTGAAAATGAAATAATAAAAGCTAGTAGTGTTGTAAATAATGTTAATTTACAACTATTACAAGGTATAGTAATAGAAGAATAATGAAGATACAAAGTTTTGTAGAAGTAGTAAAAGAAAAATTTAATAAACTTAACCCATATTTTAGGGGTACTAGAACTAGAGACATATCCACTGTAGACACAGTCGTATTACATTGGACTGCTGGTAGTAGTGTAAGAAGCGACATTGATGTTTTACAATCTAAAAATTTTGGGTACCACTTTTTAATCGATAAAGCAGGTCAAATATATCAAGGTTCACCAATTAATAAAGTGGTTAGTCACGCTGGTCAATCATATGGGCCTAGAGGTGAGTTTGTTAACGGACATAGCATTGGTATATCATTTTCTATGTTAGGTACTCAAGGACCTAGCGAATACACAACTGAGATGTTTGAAAGTTGTTTAGCTTTAATACAGAATTTAAAACCATCGGTACCAAACTTAAAATATATAACGGGCCATCATTGGGTATCACCAGGTAGAAAAATAGACCCATATACTTTTGACTTTGAAAGTTTAATGAATGAATTGGGTCCTGAATACGAGTTATGGAAAACAGGTGATTTCCCATTCCCTAAGGGTTTAAGAAGATGCAAATGCGTTAAATTTGATGATAATGACCCAACTAGATGTATTAAATCTGAAGGTAAGTGTAAGGGTAGGAATACTGAAAACGGTTATTCTAAAAGAAATTTAAATTTTAAAGTATCAGATATTTCATTCCAATCCGATTTAGATACCAATTAGTTGTTTAAGTAAAATAATTTAAGTATATTTGCTGAATGGAGATTGCTAATATAGTTTCTGAAAGAAAAATAGACATAGGACCAGAATTCAACATAGTTGAGTCACTGGATGATGTGATATTTAAAGATTTACCAACACTAATAGTTGGGTACGAATTAACACTGAGTTATTTTGAGAAAGATTTGGTTAACATACTCAATAAACAAATCGATAAAAATACGTTCTGGACGCTAAAGAAGAATGTAAAACGAGATGTTTACACGAATGATTTAGAAGACTTCATAAGATACTCCTACAAAAAATCTACAGATAAAATTAATTATGTAGATTTAGACTTTCTTCAGTATTCTAAGAAGAAACTTTACAAAATAGTAAGAAAAATATATAACTTAGATAAGGTAATATCCTATAAATCAGAGAATAACGTTATGTACATATATGGTAGTGATTTAATATTTGGTGTTGATTTGAATTTAGCTAATTTTGTTGGGTTAGATTCAGATAAAATAAAAAGCAAGATAATTGAAAAAAGCCTTGTATTTATAGAGGGTGAAGAGATACTTATTGAATACAATAACCAACTGGAACGTATAAACAACGAAATAAAATACATTCCATTTCTGTATTCAATAAACCCTATATGACCAAGAAACTACTAATCCTAGTATTCGTAGATAAAAAAGATAAAATTAAACAAATAGAGTTCATAGAAGACGAGTTTAATGTAAATTCGTCCGACATATTTATTTTCGAAAATTTAGATAACCCTTCACAATACATTTTCACATTCTACATTGAGATAGGTGTAGGTGAATTCATAAAAGTAAAAGACTATTTCCGAAATGGCCTTATTATACATAAGAAAAGAAATACATTTTACACTATAAATGCACTCAATAAACTAATTGAGAGAGAGTATGATTTAGAGGTTGGTAATATTAACTATAAGAAATGGAAAATTGATTGGTTTAAGTATGATAACCAAATAATTTTAAATAGTGGCGATAATTTATCATTTATATCAATAAAACGTGTTTTTTAGTAAAATCAATCTATTTATATTATAAGAACTAAATTAAAAAAATAATATTATGGATAATAAAGTAGAAAAATTAAATGACTTTTTAGATGAAAATGGAAATGTTAGTAATGAAGGTACTATATGTGATACTGACGGTAACTGCGTTCCTAAAGAGATAAAGGGTGATAAAAGCGTCCTTGAAAGAGTTAATAAAAAAATAATCATTGAAGACGGTAGACAACTATTAATGTAATGAAAAAGTACACAAACGAAGATAATAAGAGAGATAAGGAAAGGTTTAACTTATTAATGGAGTATGACTTTTATATTGGTGAGGAAGAAGACAATTACGAACCTGATGGTGAAATGATAAATGAAGAGCCACCAGAAGAAGATGTGGAATCTACTGATGAGGTCGAACCAGAAGCTGAAGTTGAACCTGAAATGGAACCAGAAGCCGAAGTTGAACCAGAAGCCGAAGTTGAACCTGAACCTGAAATGGAACCTGAACCTGAAATGGATGATGAAGTTGAATTAGATGTAACTGATTTGGTACAAGGAACTGAAGAAGCACAGAATTCAGCTGAAGAAGCCAATAAAAAAGCTGAAATGTTATTAAGTAAATTAGACAATCTAACTAATTCTTTAGATAAAATGTCGGCTATGAATAACAAGATAGATGACTTAGAGAATGAATTTGAGAAAAGAAATCCGACTCCTGAAGAAAAATTAGAAATGCGTTCATTAAGTTCTTATCCTTATAACCTAAAATTAACAGATTTTTGGTCTGAAAAAGAAGGTAATTATGACGTTATGAATCAAGATAAGGATGGTGAGAAAGAATATGTACTAACTCAAGATGATGTGGATAGAGATTTTAATCCAATGGAGATTAAAGACTCTTTTAAAGACGAAGATTACCAAAGTAATCAAAGCTTTTAAAGCTAAAGTATTAAATATCAAAACGAAAGGTGTAATTTAATTATTACACCTTTTTTTTTGTAAAAATATTAAAAAAGACTTGTAATAACTCATTTTAATTAGTATCTTTGGCTCAGTTATTTTAATGTAAATCATTAGGTAGCGTAACACGATTACCACCCGTGAATTATAAGTGGTGGTGATACAAATAAAGACTCCGACATATAAAAAACGAAGGTCGGACATTTACTAATAACAAAATTATAACTATGAGTAACGAGAAAAAAAATCCGTTAGAAGCGATGTTAGCTCAGTACGAGACAGCGACTTCAAAATCGAGTAACAACTCATTTGACAAAACAAATTACTTCACTACGTATTTACCAGATGGTATTGAAAGTGCAGTTAAAAAAATTAGAATTTTACCACCAGAAGAAGGTAAAACACCTTTCGAAGAAGTTCACGTACACAGTGCTAAAGTTGACGGTAAAAACCGTAAATTCACTTGTATTAAAGAACTGAATGACGAAGATTGTCCTTTCTGTGAAGCTAGAGAAGAACTACTTTCTACGGGTGAAAAAAGTGATGAAGAATTAGCAAAGAAATATAAAGCTAGGTTAATGTACATCGTAAGAGTTATTGACAGAGAAAACGAAGACGAAGGTATAAAATTCTGGAGATTTCCAATTAACTACAAAAAAGAAGGTATCTTTGATAAAATAATGGCAACCATTGGATTATTAAAAGAAGATATCACAGACCCTGAAGTAGGTAGAGACTTAATTCTTAACATAGTTAGAGTTAAAAACCCAAGAGGTGGTACTTACCCAATGGTTAACTCAATCCAAGCATTCGATAAAGGGCCTCTAAGTGAGGATAAAAAACTAGCTAAAGGCTGGTTAAGTAACAATAAGAGTTGGAAAGAAGTTTACTCAGTAAAAGGTTACGATTACTTAAAAATTGTAGTCTTAGGAAAAATCCCAATGTGGAGTAAGAAGCAAGAAAAATTTATTGCAAAAGAAGACTTAGAAGCTGAAAATGAAGATTCAGAAGACTCTAACAGTGGATTAGAAGACCAAATCACAATGGGAGGTGGTAGCAAAAACATTGATACCAAAAGCACTTCAGATGTTAAAACAGAAGAGTTAACTGAAAGTGAAAATAGTTACGATACCGTAGCTGAAGAAGAAGATGAAGAAGAAGATGATTTACCATTCTAAATAGGTAACATCTTAATATAATAGTAAAAAAGGGGGTGAGGTTACCTACCCCCTTTTTTTTCCTAAAATAGTGAAAAAATAAAACAACTCTGGGTGCAGTAAAAATAGAATATATGGCAAAAAGTAAAAAACCGAGTAAAAAAACTGTTTCTAAATCCTCTTATAGTTTAGAAGATTTTAAAAAATCTCAGGGGGTTGAAAAAACCGTTAAGGATAAAGAGCTATCTTGGATACCTTTATCTAAAGCGTGGCATGATGCTATCGGAATACCAGGTTTTGCTAGAGGTTATGTAAACTCAGTTAGAGGATATTCAAATACGGGTAAATCAACTGCTTTTTATGAATCAATAGCAGGTGCTCAAAGAATTGGTGATTTGCCAGTTATCTTTGAAACTGAAGGTAATTTTGATTGGGAACATGCTAGAAAGTGTGGTGTTAAGTTCGATGAGAATGTAGATGAAGAAACTGGTGAAATAACTTACAGTGGTAGATTTTTATACATGAGTAATCAAGACTTATTAGATAAGTATCAAAATTATGACCACCAACATAGTAAGATGACTTCAAAGCCCTTAAGGTATGAACCAGTTATTGAAGACATTTCACTAAGTATGACTGAACTATTAGATTTACAGCAAGAAGGTAAATTACAAGAAAATTTATGTTTCTGCTGGGACTCTATAGGTACGCTGAATGGATTTAAATCAGCGATATCTAAAACAAGCAACAATATGTGGAACGCAGGTTCAATGAAATGCTTCCAAGCAATTGTTAATTTCAGAATACCTAGTTCTAGAAGAGAGGATAATGAATTTACCAATACGTTTATCTGCGTACAGAAAATATGGTACGATAGTATGAACATGAAAATTAAACATAGTTGTGGTGAGTTTATGTTCTTTAACTCTAGATTGATTGTACATTTAGGTGGTATTGTATCTCACGGTACGGCCAAACTAAAAGCAACATCATTAAGTAAGGATTTTCAATACGGAACTGAATGTAAGATATCTTGCGAGAAGAATCATGTTAGTGGTATTGAAAAGAAAGGAAAGATAGCATCAACTCCACATGGTTTTTGGAACCCATACGAGTTAGATACTTACAAGAAAGAACACCGTGACTTTATACATGATAATCTAGAAGTAGATTACAATGCTGAAGTAGTGTTCTCGACTGAAAAAGGAGAAAGAGGTGAATACGACTACGATAGTATGTAAACTTTAAAAACAAAAGATGTCTAAAAGACCAAAAAGAAAAGTGGGTATTTCTAAAAATACTAGGAATACCCTACTTATCGATGGAAATGCATTATTTAAATTAGGTTTCTTTGGTGCTAAAGATATGTACACTAGAGATGGTGACCACATAGGTGGATTATATATCTTCATTACAATACTTAGGAAATTACTACAAGAGGATTTATATTATAGGGTTTTTGTTTTCTGGGATGGAAAATTTAGTGGTAGAAAACGATGGGAACTTTATAAGGATTATAAATCTGACCGTGGCAAAGACTTTGAAAATGGGACTCACCCAGTAGATATTCAAGAAAAAACTGAAATATTCTTAATAAGACAGTATCTAGAGGAATTATGCATTAGACAATTAGTTGATAATTCAAAAGTAGGTGTTGAAGCAGATGACTTTATTGCTTACTACTGTCTAACTAGAAAATCTAATGAAAAGATAACTATATGTACGTCTGATAGAGATTTGTGTCAGTTAATAAATGATGATGTTAGAATTTATTTATGTGATAAAAAAGAATACGTCACCTATGATAATTACCAAAATTATTTTAAACATCACCAAAAGAACTCTAAATTAATTAAAATAATTGGTGGTGATAACTCAGACAGTATTAAGGGGATTGATGGAGTTAAAGAAACAAGTTTACTCAAATACTTTCCAGAGTTAAAAGAGCGTGAAGTTTCATTAACTGAAATACTACAATCAGCTAAAAAACAATTAACGGAAAGAGTTGAGCAAAAGAAAAAGCCTTTAAAAGTATTAACAAATTTAGTTAATAGTAAAACGAAAGGAGTTCAAGGTAAAAACATTTATAAAATAAATGAGAAGATAATTGACCTAAGTAATCCTTTAATTGACAGAAAGAATAAAGAGTTATTAAAATACTACAGGAAGCCCATGGGTGATTTAGATAGTAGAGGTATTAAAAACGTTTATAGTTTTATGAAGCGTGACGGTGTTGATAAAGTAATAGAATCATTTAGCACGAATTATCTACTACCTTTTAAAAAATTAATAGAGAGAGAACGTAAAGAACTAAATAAATAAATAAATAAAGATGAGTAAAACAAAAGAAGAAAAGCAATTAGAATTTGAGAAGCAAATCGTTAAACCATTCGAATTTGTATTGAAAATCAATGACAATATTATTTGTCAAAGGTATTTTAATATTAAAGGTTATAATAACGAATGTAGAGAGTCTCTAGAGATGAAAGAAATGATGGATGATATCATGGGAGTCAACCAGCAAATTAAATTAGGGGTTATACCCGATTTTTTCAAATACAGATGTGTTGTTAATTCTTATAAACCTTATTACTACCAAAACAATTATTTAAACGATAAAGATGATATCTTTAGTTTGGAAGTATTAAAAAATAACGTAAATAAATTACGTAATAAGAACAATGATTTCAACTTAGATGATTTACAAAAGGAGAAGTTAGTCGAAGGTACCTTTGATGGTAAAATGTTTCATCCTAATGTTAGGTATGAAATTGACATCAGGAGTATAATTCCTGAAATTATTGGAGTAATTCAAGACTACTTAGGTAGTAGCTCTTATACCAAAGAATATGGTGACGTATCCTTGAAAAGAAATAACAGATTAACACAAAAAGATAGACTTAAATTAGTTACATACTAAATATGACAGATATTAAAAAAGACGAAGGATTTGGATTTTTAGGAATTCCGTATCAGAAAAGATTAATATCTCAGTTAATAACAGATTATAGGTTTGCGTCAAATATATTAGAAATAGTTGACGCAAACTATTTTACGGATTTATATTTAAGAATAATAGTGTCTGAGATAAAGGGTGCACATGAGAATGACGACGTTAT